TTTACCATACGGTGAAACATTTTTTTGGCTTCAAAAAGAGTTTTTGCACACGAGTTTACTTTACCGTATCGGTGTTGATATTCACCAGCAAGAGCACAACCATGTTGAATCAACCAAGCAGTGTTATAGTGACTTTCAGCAGCCCACTTTGTACAAGGATGATTACGAAATGCACCCTTTCGGGTTTCATAAGGTTGACCATCCATACGGTAAAGATCACCCCAATTAAAATACCACTTGGAGTAAATGATGCTAAGCATCTGACAACTCTCAAGTGGCATCTTGACAATATGTTTGTCAGGGAGTGACCGAGCAGAAACGTAAGGATTCGGGTCAGTCACAAAGATGTTCATGACAAGAACTGTTCTAGGTATGTTACACCCCAATCTAACGCAGTAGGTGGGATGTCGTCAATGTTTTTTTCTAAAATTTGTTTTGCCTTAACAAGTCGTTCTCTACCCAAGGCACGGACAGTGGAAGCGGACATACGAAAGAATTCTTCAAGGTCTTCATCGTTTCCATTTTTAAATCCACTGATATAAAGATCTCGGCATTCCCGAAGAATCTTTTCCGTTTCAGGTTCAAAAGTAATTGTCTCTTCCCTAAAGGGAATTGACATAGTTTTCATGCAAGACATACTAAATTTCATTGCCTTGCGGGTGTCCTCAATAGGAAGTGCCCAGGACTGTCCATCACGATATGCGTGTTGAATTACTCCATTGGCACATTCCATAACGCGGAGAACCGCGATCTTATCCTTCTCACTATCAGATAAGTTTTGAAAGATAAGATCCCACTTGTTCATCATTCTTCCCAGGTAAGATCAGGTTCTAGAGCAATATAATAGGTCAGATCATACTCAGAAGACTTAAACTCAGACAAAAGTTTGCGAGAGATTTTCACATCATAAGTACCAGGAACAATCTTAATGTTCTCGACTTTGAAGTGAAGAGCAAAGTTGCTGGTAGTCTCACCAACCACGATAGAGAAATCGTTAGAAGTATCATTCTTACGATCATGAACCATCAGTTTGATTTCACCGTCTTCACCAATGACAGAAAGATCAGTCAGGTGATAAACAGATGCGGCTTTAAGAAGACGATCCAGTTGAGAACTCTTGAGATTAAACTCAACATCAACAGAGGGTAGAGTGATAGACTTCTCTGGAGGAGAAACAATCACACTAGGATCTGCAAAGAAGTACTTAGACTTCTGTTTGCCTTCTTTCACTGTGACGTAACTATCACCGTTGAAGACCAGATCGGGTTCTTGGAACAGGTTGAGAGAGTTCAGGAACTGACCAAGATCATAGACCCCAAAGTCTTGAGGAAACTCTTCATCGATGTTTGCCTCTGCAAGGATATTCTTCATCACACTAATGGTGCGAAGTTTCTTACCCTCCTTGAACAAGATAGACTGATTAATCGTAGAGAAGTTACGCAGAAGATTAACAGTACGATCAGAAAGTTTCATAGGGGTTTTTGTTTGCATTATGAAGTCCAGCGAAGTGGTAGAGAAGGATACAATAGTGGATGGCTTTCAGAATGTCAAGTTTGGATTTGCCATCCTTCTTTCCAAACCGTGACAGATATTTAATAGCGTTGGATCGGGTGAAGGCTTCTGCATCACCGATACTTTCAATCAAGTCAAGAGTCTGAGTCTTAGACTCTTTCGATGTGTAATGAGCACGATAGGTTCCTGAGAGATAGTCACGAACTTCTTTGAGGGTTTTGTCCTCTTCGTACTGCCAGAAGTGAGGGGCTTTTTCTTCATCAACTTGTGAAGTTGGAAATTTAATCACTTCCTTGGACGTAGAACCAGGCTTACGGCGAGTAACTGTCTTTCCACCGTCAGGTGATTCATATACCCATTCTTCAGGCCTGGCGAAGGCTTCGCCTTTTTTAGTGTCTGCAATAGGAGTATATTCATAACCCCCATTAGCAGAAATAAAATCCATGTCAGATGTAGTCATATTAAAAGTAACTGTGTCTTTAGTGTAAGAGCCGTCACCATAGACATTCCAGTCTACGGGTGCAGCGGCTACAACTTTATCATACGGATTGCCAATAAACTCTATGCCGTCCTCATGCCAAAAATCTTGATTGGGGTTGTCTGGATGATAACGTCCTTCGGAGTTTACGCCTTCATAGTATTCTTCTTTTTGGGGTGGATGGTGTACGTCACCATGTCCATCCACAAATGGTTTTGGTCGATCAAGATCATTACGATCATAATCATACCAATATTTTGAATGCTTGTCTTTCATATAAAGTTCATCATAAAGTAAAGACCAAGAGTTAACCATAACTGAAAAGGAAATCGTTTACAAGTGATTCGGACTTTTCTTCACCAAATTGATTGGCAAGGTATCCACTAACTGGATCTAGTTTCCTCATGTACTTGTCGAAATCAGAATAAGTTGAGGACATTTCAAGCCCACTAGGTTTCTTACATTCTAACATTTCCTTGTAGGCAGTCAAGTATTTCCTGAACATGTCAAGATGATCATCAACCTCAGACATCGTACATTTGGCAACGTAGATGTTTTCCGAGAAATGATTTCCTGGTTCAAAGAACCTGAATGTACCCTCTGCCTTGGGAAGATCGGGATGAGAGAACAGATAGTTCTCTACGGGATGTTGGAAGTCGAATACGATGATGACCTTCTTCTCAAAGAACCCCATCAGATCCATGCCGAAACAGGGTAGATTCTCACCCGTCTTTGGATATATGATGTTATTGTAGATTGAAGATTTTTCGTTCCAAATATCAACTTCCCTTGATTTGGCGATGTACTCGTTATTGTAGACCTTGGCACGGAGGGAGGTGCCTTTGCCCTCCCA